TCGTGAGTTGCTTCGAGAGCGCGATCTCCTGCTGCGTGAGCTGCTTGTCAATGGTCAGCATTTCTTGCGAGTGCTGGTTCGCGAGCTGACGCAGCTGGTCGTAAATTTTCTCTTGGGCTATCGGGTCATCGGGATCCGCGAGTGAGGCCTCCTTGATCAATTCGCCGCGCTTGATTTCATAGCGCGATTCAGCGAGCTGCTGCTCGAGCTGCACTAATTTCGAGATCGAGATGGCACCCTCGGAGTAGCGCTCCTTCGCTTCCTCCTCGGCGGCCTGGATCTGCTGGAGCATGGCACCATGCGCCGACGCGGAGCGCATGTTGTCGAGTTCCCGCTCCTGGTCGACCTCGGCCCGCTTGGTCTCCGCGATTTGCTTCTGAGCATCGGCGTACGCCTTCGAGTCTGCGCCGTACACCTGCTTGACCGCATCCGCATACTTCTCCTCGGCCGCGAGCCTGGCCTCCAAATTCTTGCCGTGGTTTGCCTCCTCGTTTTTCAGGACTTCCAGCGAACCTTCCAACCGCGCCTTGTCGATGGCCAATTCAGCAGCGGCGACCTTCGCCCTGATGTCCTTGCGCTCCTCGAGCGTCGTTTTGGTCGTCGCGAGAATGCTCTGCCAGTAGGTAATTTCCTGCTGTTTGGAATATTCGCGCAGTTCGCCCTCGGCCGCGGCCTCTTCCTCGTAAGCGGCTTTGCGCTCCTGCAGGACCGTCTCCCAGGCGCTGACGCGTGATGCGTCTTTTTCCTTCGAGTCGAAATCATGGGGGCCGGCATCGTCGTCGGGCTTCTCCTCCTTCTTTTGTTCAGGCGGTGGTCGGTTGAGCTTGTCCCAAAGTCCATCCGCGCGCGCCTCCAGGGCTGCGAGATCGGCTTCAAAATCCTTCTGAATCGCACCAATTTGAGCGAAGTCGCCGTGCACAAAGGCCGTTGCCTGGGCGGCAAGCTTGCCGATCCACATCGACTCCTTCTCGAAGCTGATTGCGAGTTCGCCGGCGAGCCAGGCTATTTGCTTCAAGAAACTGCCGAAAACGCCGAGATCCTTCGGCCCCGACTCGCTGAACGCGCTGGCCACGCTGGTCAATGCGGGCAGCAGCTCCTTGCCCAGATTGTTTTTAAGTGCGGTGACGACAAGTTCGGAATCGCGCATCGCATGAACGTATTCATGGATCTGCTCCGGATCGGTGGCCAATCCCAATTCCTTGGCGCGGATCGTGGCCGACGCCATTGCCTCATCGTTGAGCTTGAGCAGTCCACGAAACTCGCTCCACCCCTTCCCGAGCAGGTTCATGCCGGCGATGTTTCTTTCAATGGGGTCGTGGATCTTGTTCAGGTAGGCGAACACGTCCTGCAGCACTTCCCCGGTGCTGCGGAATTGGCCGTTCGTTTGCTTGGTCTCAATGCCCGCTTTTTCGAATGCGGCCGAGTTTGTGAAGATCTGCTTCGATACCTTGTCGCTGGCCTCTAGCATGACATCGGCGCCGATGCCGAGATGCTGCAAGGCGACTTGGTAGGCGGTCGCTTTCTCGCTGGAAATGCCGAGCGAGCGTGATAGAGCGATATTCTGCTCGCCCCATTTCAGCGTGCTTTCCGTGAATTCCTTGATTGCGGAGCCGCCGGCGAGCACCGCGGTAATCCGCGTGATCCAGCCCGTCATTTTTTCGAATGAGCTATTCAGGCTCTCGATGGATGCCTTCATGTGCTCGAACGCCGCCTTCGTGGCTTCCTGCGATTCCTTGATGGCCTTTAGCAGCGGATTGTTATCCGCAGTTATTTCGACCTTTGCGTCACTCATCGCTGCGCCTCCAATGCCGAGTTACGAATGCCGTTGCCCCCGCCCGGTGCTCCGCGAGCTGGTGTGGCCATTCGCGGGTCGACGGGTACTCACGCTGCATGCTGCGCGCCGATGGGAATCACGCTTCCCTTGTTTGCGGCTCGCCGCGAACGGGGAGGATAGGCACGTCCGTTCCGCGAGCGTTCGGGTTTTTGAGTCCGCGGCAATTTTGGCCCGACTGAACCGCGCCTCGGGAGCCCAAGTTACTCCCCAGGATCATTGTGGGCGTCCGCATAACGCCCGAATTGCTGCGCCGTCGAGCTCGCGCTCGAGCAGGAGCGCACCGGCAACGCGCCGGATCTCACCGAAGTTCGAGAGGACGGCCGAATAGGTGAGCGTCGCTATCATGCGCGTTGACATCGCCCAGTCCGGGACGACGGCCTGTAGCTCGTCGATACTCAACCTGGCCGACAGCAGGTCGGCGGAGTGCGCGAGGCGGAATCGGTCCTCGGGATCTGCGCCGAGAATCAGTTCGCATGCGACGCCCGCCAGGCTGGCCACCGACATCGACAACAGCGTGTCGGGCCGTTTCTCATCCGCTGAATAGGCGGCCGATCCGCTCGCGTCCTCTCGAATGCAAACGCGCCCGACGTCGAGCGCATGCTGAAACGCGACAACAGCGTGTGCACTCTCATGCATGGCAACCCGCCGCAAGTCCAGGCCAGCAGTGTCGGCCGTCGCTTCGCGTTCCGCGTCTTGCTCCAGTTCGGAGGTTAGCCGCGCGGGCGCGCTCGTCGTTTCGATGGCGTCGAGCCAGCGTGTCATAGTGGCGATGTGCTCGGCGCTCACGACCCGCCCCGTCTGTTTCTGTACGCCGCGGCGACCTCATGCGCCGGAAAAATGCCCGGCGGTCCGGGGTTGTCTACCTCTGCATTCTGTTGCTGCCAATTCACTTGCGACCACGCGGAAGCAAACGGTGCGGCAGGCCGCGACAGGGCCCGCAGCTCGTCATTGATCGCTTGGATGGTATCGCGAAGGGTCGCCCGCGCTTGGTGCAGCTCGAGCTTCGCCTGCTCGACCGCGGCATAGTTCGACTGAAAGCACGCTGCATTTGAAGATTCGACTGCGGCCAGTCGCGCCCGCGCTTCGGCGATGATTGGCGACATCAAGGCCTTCGCCTGATCGATTTCCTGCAGCAGTGCCTGGCGCCGCTCGGCCTTCCCGCGCTTCGCGATCGCTGCGTCATACATCGCCTGCCCGGCATCCCCGTGCAGATCGAGCATCAGTGCGTGCAGCTGCTCGTCGGTCAATTTTCTGTCATCGGTCATGTGGCTGTTTCCTCGGTTGAAGATTCTGGCATCGATGGGTACCGGGAATCGCGGTACTCGTTGAGCGCCCGGTAATACGCCTGTTTCGATATCCCGCCGTCGATTCTCTTGCGAATGACCGCCGGCTCGATCCCCTGGCGCACGAGTTGATCGATCCGCCGGCCGCGTTGGACCGTGCGGACCTTTCGAGCATCCGGCTTGACGATGAGCGCCTCGGCCATTACCGCGATCTCTCGCCGCGCGTTGCTGATCACGGTCCGCGGGACGCCGGCGGCCGCAGCCAGGCGCAGCAATTGACCGATTGACGTCAGCGACGCCACGAAGTTGTCCAGTTCGATGCTGGCCGCTGCATCGGGGCGCGTTGACTCGGTGGCGCCCGCGGCGCCGGCGGCGGTGGTGATGTCGCTGGAGCCTGCGGTGCATCGGCGTCCGCCGGTCGAGGCGCGGGGATATGGTGAACGTTCGCCATGTAGGCCGCGGCGGCCGCGAGCACCTCGGCGTCGAAGTAATGATTTGCACCATTGCGAACCCACAACACTTTCCCGTTTGCCTTCACGACTTTCGACTCGCTGACGAGCTGCTCGCAGTAATCATCGGTGGCGTCGATCGGCAGATAGAAGGCGCCTCGCTCGCCCAGCGGCGTGCGGATCCGCGTGTGCACGAAATCTTTGAAGTGGTGAGTGTTCACGTGCATGAGCTCGATGCCGCCGCGCTTCATCGGGTTGCGGCGCGCGTCGAGCTCAACCTTCGAGGGACTGACCGGCTTGGCCAGCGTCTGGTGGCCCTTGCTCGGGAACACGCGCTTCGGGAATCGCAGCGCGAAGTCGTAGACCACGTCCGGGCGATAGCCTGAGTCGACGAGCATTCCGTAGATTCTCAGCTCGCGTTCGCCCCATGCCATCTCCATGAGGCCGGCGAGATCGGCCCAGACGCTTTGCTGGTCTGTGTCGCCGTAAATCTCGCCGTGCCGCAAGAGCCAGGACGTGCTGCCTGCGCCCCAGCCGCGGACCACGTACACCAGGCGGTTCTTCTGCACGTCGACGCCCGCGGTGATGCGGACCACGGCCGCCGGGAGCTCGTCGCAGCGGTAGCCGCCGCGCAGCGCCTTCACGGATTCGGCCTCGGGGGCGTCGCCCTGGATTCGCCAGAGTTCGCCGAAAACCGTGTTCATGGTGGCCTGCATGCGCTCAGGCTCGCGCGATCGTGCGGCCTCCACCCACTGCTTTGCGGCTTCACCCCAGGAGCGCCACGGGCTCGCGAGGCCAGACACGAGGTAGCTTGCTGTGTCGCTTTCGGGATCCCCTTGCAGTTCGAACTTGCCGGCAGCGTTCATCGAGTTGCGGTGCCGGTCCTCGAGCAAGCTGCCGCAATGTGGGCACATCAGCCGCGCCTCGCGCTTCGCATGCGCCGGGCTCGATTTCTCGGGCCATTTGAGCAGTTCGAACGATGGCGCGAAGAAATTCAGGCAATCGGGACACGGCCAAGTCCACACCTCCATGGTGCCCGATTCGTAGAGCGACCAGATGCGCGAGGCGCCCTCGAGGGTCGGCGTCGACGCAATGATGAGCTTGCCATCGGGGAACGTCGTGATACGGGCTTCCGCGAGACTGACCGGGTCGCCTTCGCCCGACACGTCGGCATCCATGCGGTCGAGCTCGTCGATCAGAATCAACGCGGCAGGATGCGAGGATAGCTCGGTCGCGCTGCCCGCCCAGGCGAGCCCGAGCCGCTGGCCCGCGATGTACTTCTCGGTTGTCTTGTTGCTGGTTTTGCGCCTGTCGAGCTTCTCGCGCAGGCCGGCGGTCGACGCAATCATCGGCATGAGGCGCGACTGACTCATGCTGGTGGCGAGCCGCTGCGTCGGCAGCACCATGATGACCGGCGCCGGGTCATCGTCCAGGCGGTGCCCCAGGATATTCAGCATGCACTCCGTTTTAGAGCTTTGACTCGCCATCACCATGACGACGCGCTTGATACGCGGGTCCGCGGCGGCCTTGCAGATCGCGCGCGTGTACGGGACGCGCGATGAGCGCCACGGGCCGGCCTCGGCGGATGACTTAGGCAAGATTCTGTGCTCGTCGGCCCATTCGTCGGCGCTTCGGGGTAGCGGCGCCCTCAGCACCTTCGCTGCCCGGCGCAGGGCCGGCCAGAGCGTCGAGGGCGGCCGCGGCGGTGTTTCGGATACGTCTGCACTCATCAAACAACCTCGCGCGGATTACCGCGGCGTCAGTGATGGCGGCCAGTTCGCTGCATACTCGGCCGCCGAGCCCGTCGAGCTGCGAGCCCACGGCCACCATGATGGCCTCGATGGACTGCGCCACATCGGCGGCCGGCAGCAGCTCGCGCTCCGACCGTCGAGTCTTGAGTTCCAAGGCCTTGCGCTGCGCCTCGATGAGCGCCTGGCGTGAGCTGGCCACGCTCGAGCTACGCTCGGCGCCCGCATTCAGGTAGGCAATGAACCGTGGGACACACACATAGGCATCGAAGGCCTTCCCGGCCTTCGGCAGCACACCATCACGGTGCAGACGGCGCACCTGGCGGTCGGTGCGGCCGATCATGCGCCCGAGATCGGCGGAGTTGAGGGGACAAACGGACGTCGGACTGGCGGCTGAAATTGTCGCGTTTCCCGCACTCATCGATTCCGCGCTTGCGGAGCTGCGAGTAAGAACCTGCCCCTTTTTAGTGGGGCCGGTCACTCGGTGATCCTCGCGAACTTCAATTGCTGAGCGAAGACAACGCCGAACCGCTCCTTGATCGCCTTGCGCAACGCGTCCTGTACCACGCGGTTGGCAAACGCATTCGGCACACTCGGTCCGAACAATTGCCGGATCGGCAACCCGTGCTTCTCATTTGTGGTTGCCTTGACTTTCTGCAGCTTGAACTCCTTGTAGCGCCCGCGCCCGATGGAACGCTCGGCGGCGCTGCCAACACGAACGAAGACGCCTACATGTCCTGATTTCATCGTGGCAATAAACGCGGATTTGATTGTCTTGCGTCCATGTAGAACGGCAACCGAGACGCCTTGCTTATTTTGCCTCGCACCGTAGTTGCTCAGCGGTATCGGACGCCCGGTGGCTTTGATGACGGCAGTCAGTTCGCTGAAGGTAGCGCGTCTGATCGATAACTGTCGCCTGATCGCTGCTTGCTTTATTCCGTATCCAGCGTTAGTGATTTCCCGAGCTGCTTGTGCGCGTGCTGACGTTGCCACTTTGTTCAGCGTGCGAGCAATGACCTTCGGACTTTCCTCGCGGATATTGTCGAACTTTTTCAGCATGCCACTGAGATCAATCTTGACGTTGACTCTCATTCGGGGAATTTCTCCAACCCGACGACTTCGGCAACGCTCATGCGCAGCGCGTCGGCGACGTCGCGGCGTGTGAGCCCTTGTGCAAGGAGCTGGCGGACCGCAGCGGCCATGCGTTCAGGTGTTTGCGGCCTGTGTAGGTTGGCGCGCTGGTCATATTCGGCGGCTAGGTTCGGCGTCATTGTGAAATCCTCATGTAGCACGCCGCTAGCGCGATGCTAGCGAGTTGCGCCAACGGTTCGGCAACGGTTGCGAAATCGTTCGTGAACGAAGCGTGCACGACCATGGCACGAAGCGTGACGTGCCAAGGTGCGAAGTTATGGAAGGGGCTTCGAAGGGGGGCTTCGTGACAGTCACGCGTGACAAGTGTGTGACAGGTGCGTGATGTGAGCGTGACGGGTCGGTGAGCCATCAGAATATCTCGCGTCCGCATTCGGCGATGAGCGTTTGTTCCTCTGCGTAGCTCAATTGGTACGTTTTCCGCGATGCCTCGATGCCCCCGGTGGCGATCACAAGCTTTTTCGCGGCTTCGAGTCTCGCGGCGCCGGTCAGTTCGGGCTTCTTCATCCCCTTTTTCAAATCCAAATCGGTCAACGCGGTGTTGCGCGAAAGCGCAGCACCTTCCTGTGAACAATTACTTGGAGAGTTAGATGAAGAGTTAGTCGGCAATCCTTGCCGGGCGTCGCGGCAAATTTTGCCGGGCGTCGTGTCGTCAGTTGCCGCCCGTCGTGCATCATTTGCCGGGCGTTCCGGTAAATCCCAGGTTTTGTCGTCATGCGTCGGCGAAAAGCCGCGTAAAGGTTGGTGCTCGGCCGCCTTGGATGAGCCTTGAGCCGCGGGCGAAGGCCCATCGGAGGGGCTTCGAAGGGGTTTCGAAGTGGCTTTACGCCCGGCAGAATTTTCCGCCCGTTGCCAGGTTGGGTCATCTTCCCAGGGCCTCGAGGTGCAGAGTTCGGCCAGGTTGTCGGGAATGATGGCCACGTACTCGTGGACGAACCAGGCCTGTTTGCCGGGCCGCGCCTTGCGGTAGATCTGAATCCATCCGTCCCGGCGGGCATGGGCGAGGTGAGTCCGCACAGACCGCTCACTGAGGCCGGTTCGCTCGGCGATGAGCTTCTGTGCAGGAAATGCGTTCTCGCCCTGCTGGTTCATGTGGAGCGAGAGCACGAAGAGCACCAGGCGCGTGCTCGGATCCGCGGGACCGTGCTTACTCGCGAAGAGTTCGCGCCACTGCCAGCGCTCGCATTCAAGGGCCACACGCCTTACGCCGCGCCCTTGGCTGTTTCGCGGCTCTCGCGATTCGGCGCGATCGCATAGCCGTCGACGCGTCCCTGTTTCCGCGCGAGGAATACGGCATAACCCTCGCCCAAAATAGTGAGATCGCGGCCGATGCGACACAGCGCGCCGCATTGGATGAGTTCGGCTTTATGTTGGCGAATGAGGTGTTTCGCCGAACTGATGCGGCCCGGTGTTACGCCGGGTGGCCAGTCAGCAACGCGCCAAGAGTGGGGGAGCGGAGCGGCTTTCGGTCTCGACATGTGCGGAAACTCCTTTGAAGTTCCCGCACATTTCCGCGCAATTGCGTGTGAATGTCGAAGCGACTATTTCGACGAATTGCTGCTTTGACCTTTCAGGCGTTTTTTGCTAGTAGTCGACGTTCGCAGCGGCAATAGGAAATCGCGATACGCGTGCTTGACCATGTCATCGGTGAGATTGAGGTCCTCGGCAATCTTCTCGAACATCTCGTCGTCCGGTGGCTTATCCGGCGTGGTATACAAAGCGATCCACATTATCGCAGCGAGTTTCTCCTTCAATTGCGGGCGTGAGAAAAACGCGCCTTTCAGCCAATATTTTTCAAGGATGTCGGGATTACCAAGCTCGTCAATCAGATCAATGATGGCGGAGCATTCCTGCCAATCGAGTTCCACTCCAGGCACAGGGCCGACAGGTTCGGCTGAGCGAGTATTGGCCCGGTGATCCGCCCGACAGTTGGCCAGTTTGTCGCGGATGCGAATCAGTTTTGCCAGCGCTGGCGCAACCTGTCGGCCCTTCATCGTCAAATCGCACCGCGTAGCTTCTTGTCGAGCGCAGCGCTGCCGGTCACGGGGGCGCCGGCGACCAGGTGCGCATATTTGAGCGTCGTCTGTGCACGCTTGTGGCCGAGCACTGAGCCGATCTCGAGCAGCGTCGAGCCGTGCTGCGCCAGGAAGCTTGCGCAGCTATGCCGGAAGTCATGCCAGCGAAAATTGACGAGCCCCGCGGCGGTGCGCACGTCGCACCATTCGTGGTGCAGCCGGTCGCCGGTCATCGGCGTGCCGTCGCGGTACAGGAAGACGTGCGTCGTCGACACAACCGTATCGGCCTTCACTGCCCGCAAGGCCTCGACGGCGATCGCCGGCAGGTGCACGCTGCGCGCCGTGCCGTTCTTCGTGAGCAGCAGCCGAATGGTCGACCGGGCAAAGTCGACGTCGGCCCAGGTAAGCCGCAGCATCTCGCCTTGCCGTACCCCGGTGGCGAGCGCGACCGTGACGGCGGCGAGCATTACCGGCGAATGTGCCTTCGCTTGAGTCAGGACGGCCGCGAGCTCGTCATCCGACAGAAACCGGGTTCGCGCATCAGGTTCGGTCAGCATGAGCCGCGGCGGCCAGGCCCGGTCCTTCGGCACAAGCCCCGACGCGCGGCCCCAGTTCCAGGCGGCCCGCTCCGCGGCGAGGTATCGGTCGACGGTTGCCGGCGAGCGACCGACCATCAGCAGCTCGCGCGCCGCGCGTCCCTCGATCACCCCGAAGTCGAGCACCTTGACCGTGCCGAATTTCAGCGTCCACCAGTTCAGGTGCCGCTGGCGGTCCTTGTAGTCGGCGAGCGCGAGCGCCTCCGGGTCTTTCAGGTATTCGCCATTGAGTGAGGCGAGGGAGAGCGTCGGCAGGTCCGGACGGACGGCCTTGTCCTTCCGCTGCGTCAGGAGCTCTTCCCGCATCTGTCGGCGCCAGGCGACGGCCTCCGCCATGGTCGGGAAGGTCTGGGATGTCCGGGGGAAGGGTTTGACGAGTAACTGCGCCGTGTAGCTCATGCTGCCGTCGGCGTTGCGGCGGGATGCGATGCCGATAGACTTGCGGGTAACCATTGATGCACCTCGTATGCGTTGGTGGCCAGGTCTCGGTCGGCGCTCGAACGCCTACCGGGACCGTCTCATATTCACGCGCTTACAGCACGTTCACTACTTATATTGCGCCTACCGGGGACACGAGTGCAAATCAAAGTGCAAATCGAAAGGAGAGAAGGGCGGCGAAACTGGCGTAATTGCTTGGTTTTATTGGCTCCCCGGGACGGATTCGAACCGCCGACCAACGGATTAACAGTCCGTCGCTCTACCACTGAGCTACCGGGGAATATGGAAGAGGCGCGGATTGTCGGGAAGCCACGCCTCGAAGTCAAGGAAGGGCGGGGTAACCCAGGAGTTGCCCGCGCGAGCGGGCGTGAAACATACGGCGCTTTCGCTTTGGGCAAGTCTGCCGATCGGAGTGAGAGACGGGGCGTGCCGGAATAGTCGCGATGTTGGTACTCGGCGGTCCGTCCATGGCGGAGGCGACCAAGAA